CTTGATCAAGTGATGCGCCTTCTTTGATGAGTTCGCGTACCGAGGGCAGCAACGTGCCCAGCGCCTTGGTGTTGCCACCGTACGCCTTGGCGATGGCATCCGTAGCCGTGCCCAAATCAACGCCAGTAGCTGCTGCGATGTCGAGCGCCAGTGTGAGGCCATCCTGTGCCGAAGTCATTTCCCCGGTCACCTGGACAAGCGAAGCGAGGGCTGGGCGTAGCTCATCGTCAGCCACAGCCGCCGACATCATCGTGGACTCAATAAACGCCTCAGCCACCTTGATGTTGGCTTCCCCAGCCAGCGTATTATTTGTGATTGCCTTTGCCAGCAGTGCTTGTGCTTTTGCGTCCTCAATAGCGGCCTTCGTCGCGTCACCGATGACGACAGCCAGCCCACCGATAGCCGCAGCTGCCGGTATGGCAGCCTTCTTGAGGGCGAACTGGGCTTTAGCGCCAGCGCCTTCAAGGTTCTTGAACTCGGCAACAGCCTTGCTAATGCCTTTGCCATCAAACTCGGAAATGATTGGGATTGTTACAGCCATTAGCGAGTCAGTCTATTCGTAGTGGCCTCATTGATTTTTTCTACGACTCGACCAAGGTTCTCGTTGACCTGATCGGCATTGCGCTCGTATGAAGGCCACATCAAACGCGATGGTGCACCGTAGAGCGATGACAACGCTGATGCCAAACGATTAGGTGCTCCACGGCCCGCCATGTCAAAGATTGTGCCTGCCGGGCTTTTCATCGTGACGCTAAAAACAGCCAGGCTGTTTCCACGCCTGCGGTTACTGAAACGCGCAATGATGGATTTGCTGACCGAGCTTTGTGCCCACGGCATGAGCCTGCCGCCCTTCCAATTACGCGACATACCCGACAACGGCAGATTCACCACCTTGCTTCGAGCATCCTTGACAATCGGATCAACAATGGTCTTAAACTCTTTCTTGATCTCCTTGGCAAGCTCAGGCTCCATGCGCTGCAACTCGCGCAGCGTCTCCTTGACACCGACAACAGTTACAGATGTTTCAGCCACGTTGTTGTTGCTTTCTCGCCAGCAGTAACACGGTAGCCAAATCCTCGGAATCGAACTCGATGTTCGGAGGCCACCACCCGGTCGCCAACAGCAGCTCCGCTAACTGGCGACGGACGCTGTTGCTTCCGTAGGGTTTGCGTGGGCAGTCTCCACTACCTCAAAATCCTCAACGGACACAAGCCAAGTGTCATAGTCGCGGCCTTCACGCTTATTGACGTTGAGCTGATGCCACGCCATAAACATGATGTCATCGATACCGATACCAGCCTGTAGATCGCTGGCGCGGCGCTTGAATTTGCGTTCCCACGCAGCAGCCGTAGCGATTGTTGTTGTGACTTGCTCTGTAACCAACTCTGCTGCTGGTGTCTTGAATGACACCTTGATGGTTAGTTTCACGCCGTGGTGTCCTCTACGAGCACGCCACCAGTGATGGTGATTTCTACTTCGGACAGTTCACCGACCGAGCCGTTCACGAGATCGAGCGACTCAAGGTAGCCGCCAGTGATTTGGAACTCTGGGTTGGTTGCCGAGATTGCACCCGAGGTTGGCTTTACTGCGACGTACACGTTCGTGCCGACAAGTGAGGTGAGGTCAACGTAGGTGCCGGGCGTTGCCGAGTACTCCATGAGCAGCGTGGCGGTCACCGTCACGTTGGTAAGGCCACCAACGAACTGGCGGCCAGTGTTACCAAACGAAGTGGAGTCAAGCGCTTCACGCGACTTGGTGATGACCACAGACTTGCACTGATCGGTCAGGTCTTTGATTCCGGCAAGGTTGACACCGATGCCGAATGTTGGGGAAGCCAGGTAAGTGGTTGCGTTAGCCATGTAGCGAATCTCCTCTACGTCGAGGGTCGCTGCTTACCCGTAGGGCAGTCTAGTAGCCCTAGGGGCTTACTTTGGTGCGTATTGTCAGCTCGTAGGCAGGGTAATCAGCGCCACCGTATGACACGGTGGTTGGGCGTGCATCCGTCAAGCCGATTTGTGCAGCGCGAATCAAATCAATGTTGTCCAACAGGCTGTCAAGCGTCCTGTTGTCCCCGGTGCCCAGGGCAGTCATTACGACACGGAACTCCATGTCAGCGACTACGTTGGTGGCCATCATAATTGTTGGTGCCTCGACAAGTGCACACGGTGGGTTCATGTTGCGTGGATCATCAAACACACGCAGCCCGGTAATCGTCTGCAACTTGGTGACCAGTTGGTCGTAACCATCCTTGAACATGTTTGACATGTCAGGCCACCTGTGGCTTATTGACTCCGAGCAAACGCAGGATTTGACCGTAGTTGCCTGTGACCGGGCCACCTGTGGCTAGTGGGTCAAACGACGCAAACGCCTCCGTGGAGCCGCGCTCACGGTAAAGGATTGCCGCGTACTGCACGGTGCCGAGCTTGACAGCGCCATCAGGCACAGTGGTTGGTGAGTCAAAATAGCCCGACTCCTCACGCTTACGGTAGGCAAATTGGTTGGCTGCGCTCACTGCCATGTTGGCTACGTCAAGGTCAGCGCTCGGGTTGGTGAACGTGAAGCCGAGATAGTCCTCAACATCGCCCAGGACAATCCATGAGCACGTCACCGAGTAGGTGCATGTCCCGGTGGCAGATGATCGATCAGCGTCATCCGTGGTCAGCGCAAACAGCACCTGATTAGGGATGATGGTGTCAGTGTCGTACTGGTAATCGCCCTGCTGCGATACGCCGATGAAGTAGTACTCGGGCAACGCCAGAATCTTGTGCGTGCCATTCCACGTGGCATTGATGCCAGACAGCGTGATTGACTGCCCTACCTCAAAGCTGTGGTTCTCCAGCAACTGAACGACGGCAACATTACTAACTACCTGTTTATGGGTAAGTGAGTAAGTTGCCACCGTTCAGTGTCACCTGGAGGGAGTGAACTTAGGCGATTTCAACGAACTTGCTGGCATCAAGCATCAAGGTCGCGAGGTATCCGCGGAACTTGATGATGCGTGACAGCGAGCCATCGGTGGCTTCGACTTGGATTGCACCCTTTTGCTGTTCGTAGATCTCAAAGCCATCGGCGGCACCGATTGCGAGGAAGTCGCTCTCGTATGGGCACACCACGACTGAGAGGCCGAATGCGTTGGCTGACAGCGTGCCGGGGGCGACGTTGCCGAATGCGTTCATTGGGCCGACCTGTGGGAACAGTGGACGGTCAGCGGTGTCGCTGAGCTGTCCGAGCGCACCCCAGTACGAAGGCGATGCGAACAGGTGGGTTGGCAGGTGCGTGCTGGCGTTGAGGATGGTCTGCGAGGCGCCGTAGATCCATGCTGCCCATTCAGCCGGGTCAGTTACGTCAAACGCGGCGCGCGTGGTGGTGATGCCAGCCTTGAGCGCAGCTTCTACTGCGTCCTCGGTCTGCTTGCCGTATTCACGTGACATGTCGTCAACGAGTGCACCCAAGACTTCGGGTTCGCTCCAGTCAATGTCCTCCTCGGACAACTTGACGTATCCGCCGTACACAGCCTTGGTGACGTTTTCCTTGGCGACGACAAACGTGCCTGCATCAAGCGGCTGGTTTTCGCCATTGCTGGCACCAATCGTGGTGTGCGTGGTCACCTTCGGGCGCGAGAACACTTTGCCGCCACCGGGCATTGCGCGAGCACCGATTGCATCGATGACTGGGCGACGACCGATCAGGTTGTTGTACACCGGGCCGAGGATTGGCGTTGGCAGAAGGCCAGGCGTGTCAGTCGTGACAACATCAGGTGCAGCAGCCTTCAGGTTGGCGAGGAACTCGGCAGCAACTGCGCCACCCTGGCACAGCTTGCTGATGTATTCGCCAGCGGTTGGCATGACGAATTCTTTCTTTGGTGCAGCGAACAGCATTTGTGGTGCTGGTGCTGGTGCTTCTACGGATGCTTCGACCTTGACTTCGGACATTGTGGTTGTCTCCTCTTGTGGTTCGGTCGCTGCAACCTCTGTAATCATAGCGCCCTTGAATGCAGGTGCCGTGACAAGTGATAATTCTACCCAGTTGGCCTTTTTGATGACCATGGTGCCGTTGTCGTCGTAGGAAGCGTCAACTACGTCAACGCCTACCGATACCGAGTCAACTGCTTCATCCTTGATCAGCTCGAGCATGTCGTTGCCTTCGCTGGTGGCGCTGATTCGGGCCGTAAAAAGCATGCCTTCTTCGGAGTCCAGTCGCCCGGTGACCACGCCTACTGGCTGCTCGGAATCGTGGTACTTGAGCAGCTTGGGCTTCTTGCCAGTGATTGGCAGTGAGCCGCGCTCAAAGCGAACTCGAGTTCCGTCGCTGACGGTTGCTTCGGTGTTCCAAGGTACGGCAACACCACTGATCGAGCGTGGTGACTCGCCATCCTCAGCGAGGACAAATGTGTTTTGTGCAGTTAGGCGAATCATGAATCCTCGTTTTCTGTGTCTGGTAGCTCCCGAGTCGGTGCAGCGTTGTCCGACTCGGGAGACATTTCGTATTCCTCCAGGTATGTGTCGATGTCCAAATAAATGTAACGGCCTCGTGGCGTGATGTTGTTCATGCTCAATGTCTGCTCGATGCAGTCAATGAATGGTTTGGCACCGAATAGGTAAAGGTCTTGGCGTGCCTGCTGTGCATTTTGGTAGGTCATGCCAGAACCTGACGGTGCGCCGACAAGGTATGGCGGAATGTTGGCGATGCGTGCCATTTCCAACGCCTGATAGGTGCGTGCTTCGGTCAACTGCAGCTTGCTTGGATCCATGTAGGACTCTTTCCATTGCACGTACTGGTTCAACGCAGCAATCGCATTGTTGTTTCGTGCAGCTGCAAAGCCAGCAGCAAGCTCGGACAGTTCCTCGGCGCTCAAAGGCTCACCTTCCATCTGCTGCAGCACGCCGGCTGGCACCTGATTTTTCGCAAAGCGTTCGGCGCTGGTGTCCAGGTTGATGTTGGTGCGAATTGATCGAGCGCCCATGGTGAGCAAGCCTTGGATTGGGCTGAGGAATTGCACGACATCGTTCGGGTCGAGCTTGTAGCCGTTGAAATAGACCTCTTTGCTGGGGCCGAACCATTGTGGCCCGGCTTGGTCGCGTGTTTGTACGTCAGCTGCTGGAATCCACGTGAAGGTTGCTGGGAAGCCGTTGCCGAAGCGGCTGGTCACAATCCAGAATGCGCGTCCGTAGAACAGCAGGTCATCGGTTGTCCAGCTCATGATGAAGTTGCGTGTGACGTTGGGGTCGGGCTGGTGGAACCACGTGTCATCGGGTAGGTCAATTTCCTCGTAGTCGTCATCCATCCACTGTTTGGCGTACTGATGAATTTCAAGGCAGCCAACCATTGAGCAGATCAGGTCACGTGCCCGGCTAATGGTGGGAATCTGGATGGCAGCCGACCTATTGAAGTCGGTCGTGTAGGTGATGAAGTTGCCGACGAGCGGATTGCCAGCAGCGCCAGCTGCACCTATCTGTGCGTTTGTGTTGTTAGCGACTGCGCGCTTCAGTGAGAATGCCATCGTGGCATCAGTCTAGGCACTCGATGCAATCATGGGTCGGTTCACCATTGGTCGCGGTTTGGCGCACATACCGACAGCCCACACCAGACACCGGGCTAACTCAATCGGGCCACTCGACTTCTGTGATGACAACGCAATTGCGCCAGGAGTCTTGACGGCAACAGCACGACCAACATGCTCAGCCAACATCGTCTCACCAGTGTGATTGACGCGGCCCTCATTGATGAGGTTCTTGACCATTGACGTGTAGCGGCCTATTTCCTGATAGCCGACCAGCACCCTGCGACGTTGCAGATCGGAGGGGCAGTTGGTGTCCAGTGTCGGCGTGATAGCAACTTGCAAGCCTGAGTTGGAGGCCAACTGGGCACGAATGTTATCCCATACCTGTGTCACTGTTTCGCACATGAATGCGACAGTCGCACAAAGTATCCCAGCAGTATTCGCGTTCACACGTACCGCCACGTACCTGCCATCGTCGAGCGATACTTCTACGGCGAGCACGCCACCGGGCAACGGTGGCAAATCGGTACGCAACGACTCCCACTTGCCGGGTTGCAGCCACGACAGCTCTGATTGCACCCATAGGTTCACGCTAGATCGCAGGAAGCCTGCACGATTGGGGCCTTTTGCTTCAGCCTGAACGGTACGAATGTCAAGCGTGTGCCCAAGCGCCGGGTTGGCGTACTCCCACGCAGCTTCGCTCATTGGGTCAAGGTCAGGAGGTGGGCTGTACTCCGCTAGGTACACAGAATTCGTGACTTCGCCTGAGTCAATGGCACGTATGCCTTGCTCACGCCAACGCAACATCGCAATGGAGTCCTCGGTGCCTGCCGTTGACCACATTGAGCACAATGGGTTAGGTCGGGCACGCTGAGTCGGCAATAAGCCGATGTCAAGTGTCTCAGAATCAATGCCAAATACCTCGTCCGCAATGATGAGATCAACTGACATACCGTGACCGCTTGATGGCCTGGCTGCTTTGACGTACCAGCGCGAGTCACCAACCTTGATGCTGTTACGACCATACGCCCACACAGCCTTGACACCGAACTTGGCTTCAATCACCGGGGCAAGGTCTTGGAATAGAGCTGTGGCTAGATCGAGCCTGTGCGCTGTAGTAAGAATGGTTTGAGGGCCGACCTTCGTAGCGTGCTGAGTTAGCCACCAGCCAAGCAACGCCTTGAGCGCTACGGTCTTTCCGTTTTGTCGAGCGACACTGACAAGCGATACGTGGTTGAGGAACTGCCCTTCGGCATCCACGGCAAGCTGACCGTTGAGAACATGCCTCTGCCATGGCATGAGTTCCACTCCGAGAATACGCTCAGCCCAATCCGCAACTTCGGGGCCGTAACTCCCGGCTGCATCGGTAATGACTGTTTCAATTCGCGGCAAGTCATGACCTTTTCCTTTCCGTTCAATGACCTTTCCTTTGGATAAAGAAAGAGA